CGAGATTTTCCGTAACATGCCACTGCCACAACCAACATACGATCAAGGTCACATCCCGCCAGAGCTCGCGAACTTTGTTGTCATCGTTGAAAACCCGCCCGTAGTCGTGAGGGCTTAACTCCTACACCATTCACGCCACACAACCTCGCCATGGTGGCGAAGAATGTAGCCCTCAGGGTATTCGCACAGAACGATTTTGCCGCCTTCTACGGTGTCGCCCTCAAACCGCACCATATCGCCTTCAGGCTTGATCGGCAGCACCTCAACCAGAACACCGGGAGGCGCGACATACTGCGCTAGACGAAACACCCAGAGCAGCGCCCTCATCCTCAGGCCATAGAAGCGCGGGAACTTGATCTTCACGCCGACGGTGATCTTGGGGGCGTCGATTATCATTTCAGCCATTGCCCCTCTCCCGCTCTTGCTCGGTGGTGGTCATGGGGTGTCCTTGCGATAGAAGAACCTCGACCAAAGAGGGAAGCTCCACGACCAATTGAAGAACCAGAAGCCGAAATGATAGATCGGGCCGTCATACCAATCTTGCTGGTAGCCAACGTATCGGTAATCGGCATGAAGCCAGTTCCACCAGTAAAAATAGTACCAGTCGGCTTTCGGGCCGCCCCATTCTACCCCGGCATATGAGCGGCGGAGTTTAAACTTCATCGCTCATCTCCTGAAACGATTGCATCCCCACCTTGTTACGGGCGGGGCTGGTGAACTCGTAAAATCTTTCGTAGCTCTCGTTAATTCATGCCCTAGTCGGACCCTTTCGGGCGAGGCTCTCACGAGGACTTTACAGCCACCCTTAACCGACTGGCAGGCGAAGTCTGGGCACCTTGAGATGTGCGGTTTCATACGAGGCTGCTAACCCAGAACAGCACCGAACATCATCGCCTGTTAGAGTCAGGGAGGCGCGACCCCGAGTAAATCGCGACCTTCACGAGCTATGCCCGCCTTCCTGATTTGCTGCGAGGCGGGGCAACAACGGCGTATGTGGACCTTCAATCCCTCCCACCAGCGCAGCTTAACGCCGTATCAGGCCAGTGGGTCTAGGCTCGCCGCCTCGCATTCCGTTGCCCTATTGGGCGAATAGCTGCCGGGTGTTCGATGGCCATCCCCTACTAACCCGGCTTGGTGGCCACGACTGGCTTCGATCCGCCCGCTGAGTCCCACCGCATTTAATTCAGCATGCGGACGGTGATATCCCGCTCCGCTGCTGTAAAGAATGTCACCGACCGGTTGTCAGTGATGACAATGGCGTTTCCGTCCTAATCGAAGAGTGCAAAGCAGTCGATGCCTTCGTGCACAATCTTCTTGACGTAGCCTTCGCCGGTCCGTTTCGTTTGGGGCTGCTGCATTATGCCGCCTCGCGCTTTCGAGCTTCACGCTGGCGACGAATTTCGTTTCGCTTCTGCGCCCAGGAAAAGTCCTGCAGTTCGCTGTCGAAGTCACATGCCATCGGCTTTGCGTTTTCGGCCATCCAACTCGTCGGCGCGTCTTCTGCGATGTTGACGCTTTTATCGCCGATTTCAGGGGTGTCAGGCAACAGGGAAAACAAGTCGTTTTCGTTATGCTGCAATGGCTTGCGGGAAAACGCTAACAAAATACGTAAGATTGCCCGCTCTTTGCGCCGTCTTCCTGTCTCCGGGTGGATACCTTGCTTGCGGCACCAGTCCTTGAAGACGGCGTTGAGAGCCATGCATCGAGCCCACGAGATCAACGCGGTGCGCTCTTCCTCATTCGGGACTAGAGACAGCCAGCCTTGCGTTTCCTCTGCCTCGGTTATCTCCCACGCCTTTGGTGCTCGGTTGATCGAGTTCCAGAAAGCTTTGCGCTCGTCGGCCAGCCTTTCCGATCCCCAGCCGTTCTTATCGGCCTGCGTGTACGGAACCTCTACCCATGCCGCCCTGCTCTGCGATGGACCAACCCGGTACAGCTTCTCGATGATCTGCACCGAGCGGATGAAACGTTCCCCGATCTCTCGTCCAGTCATTTCAATCATGCCGATCTCCTGTCATCAAGTAGGTCCGGTTGCTTTGCCATAGCGCCGAACGTCCGCTTCATTCTCTCGTATAACATGCCAACCAACGCATGTCGTTTGGATACCACCCCGTCGAGGTCCAAAGCCCAGAACTGTAGCCATCCCAGCGGGAGAGTGTCGAAGAACGAGAACCAGGCAGTGACGTTGTTCGTCACCAGATCGGGGAAGTTCTTCTCGGCCGCCCGGATCATGTCTGAAACGACCCACAAGGATGTCTCATCGATGAAGCCTTTGTTGTTGGCGGTCTCTGCCAGCGTCATGACTACAAAGCGCGCGTGATCGTCTCCATGGCGGTTTATGATGCGCTCCAGCGTGACGATTGCCCGTGTCTGCCCGACGGCCGGCATTACATGCGGCGGCACAACTGCAATGCCATGCTCTGCAAATATCGCTTCGGCCCTCGGGTGGTTGGTCATTCCGCCCTCGCCTTCCCGTGGACGCGATGCCACTTCGCCAAGTGAGCCTCGAGCGTGCCTTTGTCGACCATGGCCTGTATCTTGCGAACGGCGTAAAGGACCGAGGTATGGTCGAGACCGCCGAAATACCGGCCAAGCTCTGGATAGCTCATCTCTGGGTCGATCTGCGTCTTGATCTCCCACATGATGAGGTGCTTCACCGGCACGATGTGTTGAAACCGTCGGCGGTCTGCCATTTGGGCGTAGGTCAGGCCGAAATCTAGCGCACGCTTTCTGATATATGTCCTCGTCGGGCTGGCAGCGATGTCGACCTGCTCGCGTATCCAAGCCCGCCAGCACCAGACATGAGCATCGAAGTGCGACGGATTCTTGAGCCATGTTGGTGACGGCTTCGGTTGGGTGACGATCGGCGCGGAGGACACGAAGTCAGACGATGTTCGCAATGCCAGTCTGCGCGCTTTCATCGCGCGGTCAGCCTCTCTTGCCTTTGCAGCTTCGTGCCATGCTCTTTGCGATGGGGTTAGGGTGACGTGGTGGTTCATTTCACCACCTCCAGCTTCCGCTTCGACGGCGGCTTGCGTGGACCATGCCCGCTTCCCAATTGGTGGCTGTCGTGCTTGTGGCCTACCGGATCGGTGCCAAGCTGCTGTTGAACCTTCTCCACGCCTGTCTCGACTTCCATCTGGTAGACGCGATCATTCGGCGTGTGGTCGCTAACCACGAAGAACTCGACAGGCTCGTCGCTGTAGACCGTGAACAGACCCTGTGCGTCCATGTTGATGACGATGCGGTTCATGCCATTTCTCTCCTTTCCACGCTGATCTCTTTGCCCTTGCGTCGTGCCTTCTCGACAATCACCGACTTGCCGCCACCGATAAAAAGCTGCTTTGTCGCAGCAGCAAACTTCACTTCCTTTGAGGTCGGCCGTGGAGCGACGTTTGTGTCGGCGGTCATGTTCCCGTTCAGATGGTTCATGAGCGCGTCGTGGCCTGCGTCCTTGGCTTCCTGCTGGTTCGGGAAGATGATGTCGTACTTTCCGTCTCGCAAAACGCGGTTCTCAGCCCACCGTGGATCGCGATACTAGGCAATCCAGCCTTGGGGCGACAGTTGAGCACCTGAAGCGTATTTGTTTGTCATGCTGCTTGCCTTTCGAGCATGTCTGAAATCGTCCAACCGATCAGTTCGGGGATATGAGGAACCACGGCATTGCCTATGGCTCGATTGCGGTGTGTCCCGTTGGCAATCCCATGACCTGTTCCCCTGTCTCTGGCACTGGATATCGTTGGCCAAGGACGAGGCTGCACCAGTCTTGCCAGTTGTTCCGCTCTGGATTTTTCACGCCACGTCTCGGTGAAGTACGCCCTCCCTTGAACGCTGTAGCGTTTGGGGTAGGCCACAATCCAAACTCGGTCCCGAAGGTGTCTGAGACCAACGTAGGAAGCTGGTATGCAATGCCACTCTGCATCATACCCGAGCGCGGCCAAGTCTCGGAGAACTCGGTCAAGCCCCCTTCCAAGGAGTGCTGAAACGTTCTCCACGATGAGAAATCTTGGCTCAAACTCGCCAACAAGACGGGCGATTTCGGACCATAGGCCGCTGCGCTCTCCATCAAGTCCCGCTCCCTTTCCTGCAAGAGAGACATCCTGGCAGGGGAATCCACCGCATATCGCGTCGATTTTGATACCGTCGGAAGCAAGTCTAGTTGCTGATATGGTTCTGACATCATCGTAACAAGGAACCTCTGGCCAGTGCCGTTTGAGAACGGCGCGTGGATACTTTTCGATTTCACAAAAGGCGGCAGTACGGAACAAACCGGTTGCCTCTAAACCGAGACTGAAAGCGCCTATGCCGCTGAATAGATCGAGCAGTGCGAGCTGGTTTCTCATGCGAAAAGCCCCCTGCTATTCACTGCCTTCTCAAACTCCGGCCCGAAGCTGGTGCTTGAGCCGTTCCATTGGATGGGGTGGGTCATCAGAACAGCCTCTCCTCTTCGTTCCGGGTGCTGACGTAGCGGGTATATCTCGCCTCGAATTTCAGGCGCTCCCGAACGGATGGATCACCAAAGCGGACCTTGATTGCGCCGATCTCGGCAACCGTCTCGATGGCCTCTTCGTCACCAAATTCAGCGAAGACGCGGTTTATTGCGGTCATCTGCTTGTCGTCGCCGCACGTCGCTATCATTTCCCGGCGGTACTTCGCCGGCCGGTAGAGGTAGATCATCGTGTCATAGTCATCACGGGCGCCCTCGCCTCCGTACAGGTCACGGCCGATCGGGCGCGGGTTGGTGCGCTTGTTCATTTCCCCGTTGCGCTGGTTGAGCATGATCACCGCAGACTTGGTTTCATCCGCGAAGGACTTCCACTCGACATTGATCTCGCTGGCGATCTTGTCAGGCGACAGGCGGTAGTCACGCGGGGGAATCTTCTTGATGTGGTCGATGACGACGAGTGGCGTCTTGCTGCCCGGCTTGGTATGGCGCTTGACGAACTGGCGCGCGTAGCTGAGCAGCCGGACGTTGCTTTCACGCTGGCAGCGGATGATCTCGATAGGCTGGCTATTGAGCCACGATGCGAACTGGACGCTCATGTCCCGCTCGCTCTCGCTCATGCTGCGCTCGGGGTCTTTCTGCTGCTTGGAATCGATCCCCTTCTCCTGGGCGATCATCTGGGCAACACACTGCGCCTGTGACTGGTCATAGGAGAGGAACAGCACCGGATGGCCCTGCTTGAGTGCATGGAGCATGATCTGGATCGTCAGGCTGGTCTTGCCCTCACCTGAGGATGACAGGAGGCCGTAGAGGTTGCCTGCTTCGAACACACTCTCGTTCAGGACGCGCTTAAGCTCTTTCAGGCCAATAGCCACGCCTACAGCCCCGTTGTTCTCATAGGACGCCCTGAACCGGTCCATGTAAGCATCGCCGGGGCGCTGGCGCTCTTTCGCCTTTGCCAGTTCTACAGCATCAACGAGCTTCGAAGACAGCTTCTCGATCTCATCGATAAAAGTCAGCTCGCCCCAGTTATTGAAAGCAAGGTCTTCGACCTGATGGGCGAATGATATGGCATTGCGGGCTGCGTAGGCTTTGAGGATGTCTTCCGCGAGAAATGGAGCGTGGACGATAGAGCAAGCTTCGGCAGCCAGACGTGCGATGTACTCTGGCACCGTCATATCACCCACCTTTTCGCCCTTGGGAAGATAGGGTTCCAACGTCGCCGGCAGGATCGGCCGGTTCTCATTCATGAGGCTGGCCATCCCCTCGAATATCCGCTGATGCAGCGGCTCGAAGAAATGATCTGGCGCCAAGGGAACGCGGCTCAAGATGGCCGACATGGCCATGCTGTTGATCACGATGGCGCCCAGCACCTGCTGCTCGGCAATAAGGTTCTCAGGCACAGCCTTAGGCGTTTCGTGATAGCCGCCGTGCATGCTCATGTCTTGGGGGAAGTCTTGGTTCATGGCGTTCATGCGACACCTGCCATATCGAACAGCGTGTCAGCTGGCTGAATATCCAATTCAGCGATGTTCTTGACTGCCTGCCGGAAATAGGACGGCTTCAACTCGAAACCCAGACCTTTACGGCCAAGCTTTACAGCGGAGTAGACCTCGCTACCGATGCCAAGGAACGGCGTCAGGACAGTTTCACCCTTTGCCGACCACAGATCGAGGCATCGCTCGATAACGTCCAGCTGCAGCGGGGATATGTGCTGTTCGTCCTTCTCATCGCGACCGGCGCGATACTGCAAGGTGTTCGTCTGGTTGATGTCCATCCACACTGGCGAGGCGTACCGCTGCCATACGAGAATTGAACGCCACTGCTCGAAGGGCCAAGCCTTGCGGCCTTCGGCTTCGGTTTGCTTTCTGTGCTTTTCATAAGCCTCACGGCTGATATCGAGGCTGTCATCGCCAGACCACCGGTCAAACATCCCGGCTACGGGCGCCTCGTTGTCCCCTGGCTTTCGGAATGACACGATATAGTCAGCGAGGCCCATGCCGCTGATAGTGCTGTCCTTCGTGATCTGCTTATGAAGCAGCCGGATAGACTTCGTGCGCTGCTGCGCGATAACCGGGTCTTTCCAGATGCAGACTTCGGAATGGAAGATCCATCCGGCGTCCTCGTAGGCTCTGACGATTTCGCCGCGGAAGTCACGCATGCCGATAAAACCATGTCGTGTCTTGCTGGTGGGCAGTTGCATGCAGTGAACGGAATGGATGCGTCCCGGCTTCGTCACCCTGTAGAGTTCGGAAATCAGGAAAGCGTAATGCTCCCAGAACTGCGGGCCGTCATTGTTCGATATATCGCGATCGTAGTTCGAGAACTTGTAAAGCCCCTCGAAGGGTGGGCTATGGATGCCGAAATGGACGCTATCACCGGGGACGCCACGGATAAGCTCGCAGGCATCGCCCTGATAGATGGCATATCGATCGGTCACAACCTGGTCGACGGCGTTGATCGTCATGCTGCGCACTCCCCTACCCATGCAGGAATTTTCATTGGAATTGTTGGATTGTAGTCAGGACGATCCCGAACGGACCCGCGCACAGCGGCACTAGAAAGATCTGCCATATGCATCACCATCGCTGCGGCCATTCGGTCCGCATCGATCTCCTTCCGACGTAGGTTTGCCACGGTGGCGCCCTCCATTTCGGAGGCGATGAAATGCACGTTGACGGGCATCATTTGCCCAAACCGCCAGAAACGGCGGATCGCCTGATAGATTTGCTCGAAGCTGTCATTCAGCCCGACAAACCCGGTATCTGCGCAGTGCTGCCAGTTCATCCCGAACCCGGCGATCGACGGCTTAGTGATCAGCACGCGAATGCGGCCTTGCGAGAAATCAACAAGCTTGCGGCGCTTGTCGTCGTCTTTGTCTGCCCCTGATAGATTGACCGCGCCTGGTATCAGCTTTGCGAGCGCCTCAGCTTCGCTGTTCAGATTGCACCACCAGACGAAAGGCCTATCGGCCGGCGTCATGGATGCGGCTAGCGCCACTCGCTCGGATACGCTGTCACGGCGAGCCGCAATGCGTTCTTGCAGCGTGCGGGCTTCCATCGGGAAAAGGAGGCCAGTATCGAGGCTGGGCGCGTATTCCACGCCGACGGTATGCTGGTGATAGTTCAGTGGCGGCAGATCGTAGCCTGCATTGTCATAGCCAAGGTCAGAAGGCTTGCGAAGCATCACGGCCCACGATGCCATCCACTTCCAGAACTCACTCTCAGCGTGCCCTTTCAGCCGCCATTTCTGCGTATCGCCTCCGTCGTGTGTGAAGAACGTCGCAAGCATGTCGGTATACGACATGACGCCGAGGAACTCCGCATGATTGCCAAGCTCCATGAAGTCGTTCGGCGCAGGCGTTGCCGTTGCTGCCAGCCTGAACGGTATCTTCGAGCACTCGGAAATCAGCTTCGTGCGGTACTTGCCGTCCGTGCTTTTGAGGATGCTGCTTTCGTCCAGAACGACGCCACCGAACCGGGACAAGTCGAAGTGATCCATCTTCTGGTAATTGGTGACGTTGATCCCCCATCCTTCCTCGGGATGGAACGACACCAGATTTGCCGCCATGCCGAATTTCTCGGCCTCGGTAATGTGTTGTTCAGCGACGGCCAGCGGCGCCATGATAACGACTGGCTTACCTGTGAAGCCATAGACCTGATCCGACCATGAAAGCTCCATGAGCGTCTTTCCAAGGCCCGTGCCTGCGAATATAGCGGCGCGACCGCGGCGCAGAGACCACCTGACGATATCGTGCTGATGAGGTTTTAGAACCTGCGGCAATCCCTTAACTTCGGGAATGCCGGTCTCTGGATCGCTGATCTTCTTGCGATCGAGAAATTCTGCATAAGCGTTCATGCGCCCACTCCCGCAAACAGATCACCCGACGGCGCGCGCTCGTTGCGCTGTTGAAGGAGCGACACGAACGACGGCTCGAACTCTTTGTTGATGATACTGGCGTGCGACCAGCTATGAGCGATTCCGACGGCTTCCGCTGCGTTGTGCGCAATGGTCTTCTGCGTCGGGAGCGTCACACCTTCATCCTGACACTTCAGGACAGCGGCGGCCTTCCAGTCGTTTTTGAATTTTGGCTTGCCGTTCTGGATAACCTGGCGCGTCACCTTTTGACCGTTGATGACGACGCGCTCAGTCACCGGGAGCTGTGGCGGGACGAACCCCTTTCCATAGAAAGGCTTGCGCCAAGCGCCGGGTGTAATGGTGGCGATGGGCATACCGTAAACGCCCATGAGAGATACAATCGCGCCGATGACGTTCCAGCTCCAGATTACGCCATGGACGCCGGTGCCTTGGGTGCTTTCCGAACCCTGCTCAATCACGACGATATCCGGCTTGCCAAACTCATTGACGCGCGCGCGTAGCTTTCTGCCCATCTGAGCGGCGTACCAATAGTAATCGCCTTCGACCTTGTTATCGATGACTTCACAGTGGACGGACGCCAAGCTGCATTTCGTGTCCCAGATTGCGAGACCACATTTGGACGATGGATCGATGCCCCAGACCTTCATTTGCGGCGCTCCTTCACCGGTTCGGAGAAAGCGCGCTCTTCGGTCCACTTGCCCCTGTAGATGCGGGTGCGCAGCGTGAAGAGTGGAATGCCGGTCTCTTTCGATATGTCCGACAGAGACAGCTTCCGCCCCTGATACGTGAAGGTTGCCAGTGGGGTTGCCGTGCCGCGCTTGCGATCCTGATAGGATTCGACGTCGACACCTTGCAGCACATCTCGCGTCAGACCGCCGACGGCCACCTTGTCGACTATCGCCTTCACAAGAGCGGTGGCGGTGACGCCGTAAAACTGCGCCTCGCTAGCAAGCACGCTCTCTGCTTTGGCTTGGATTTTCACCTGAAGGCTCATGTTCACCTCGTGGAAGAAAGAACCCGGTGCGGGGTCCGCTTTGCATGTCTCGCACCGGGTTAGTTGGGCCAGCGATTTTTCAAGGGGGCGCTGGCCGGGAGGAAGTCAGGCTTTCGCGATGTACGCAGACACCCAGACATCGAGAAACGACAGGATCAGCCAAGCTATGGCGATGAAGGAGCCGTACCGGATCAGCGTCTGAACGAGGATCTGCCAGCCGATGGTGTTGATGTTCGTGTTCATGTTGGTCGACTCCGAAACTGTGCGGGTTGATGTGCAGTTCATCGTTTCAGCCCTGATCCAGAGTGAACGGATCGCCGTCGCCAGCATCGACGGGGGATTCCTCCTTCGACTGCGCCGCCTCGATGCGCGCCATGATGTCGGGGATTTCAGTGTCGTATTCGCGCTTGCCGGCGTCGTAGGATTCGAGCCAGAGCTTGTCGTCAACCGAGCCGCCGTCGTAACCGGAGACGCGATCGAGGCCGGTCAATCCGGCATGGAAGCCCTTGGCCTGGATCATCTGCTCATTGTCGACACGGTCGATCTGGGCCAGCAAGTCGCCGCCGGATGTTGCCGGGATGTAGCCGAGCCATTCAAGGTTCTCGCGCTCGCTCTTGAGCTTGTCGACGGGCTTCTGGTGATCCTCGGCATTGAAGGATTTGAGATAGTGGTCGAGCTTCTGCGCCGGGAAGCCGGAGGCCTTGGCATTCTGCCGGTTCGATGACTTCTCCGCTTGCAGCGCCTTGATCTGGGCCGCGATGTCGCGGTCCTTCTTATGGTAGAAGGCGAAGAGAACGCGGCGCTCGCGCTCTGCTTTTGAATTGTCACCGATCTTTGCTGATGCTGTCATTCGCCTTCCCTTCCGTGTTGGGTTTATTGTCCGTTGTGGCTTTCCATCGCAGCCCGCACTTTCGAGCGAAGAGCTTCAATTTCGTCGCCAATATCCGTGAAATGATCGTCGCCATATTCTGCCTTTGCGCGCGCCATTTCCTCCTCCAACGACGCGATCTGCTGGGCGCAAAAGCGCAGATACGCGGCGTGAATTGTCTTGAAAGCATCTATTGAGAGTGCTTTCGCCTTACCGTTCCTGAGATGGGAGAGTTGCCAGAAGGAAAGGCCATATCGGCTGGCTAGTCGGCGCATGGCGTTATCGATGTCGCCATTACCCGAGGTTTCCTTCTCCACCATTTTACGCACATACACTGTGGCGGCTGCCGTACTCATTGTCTCTTTCCCTTGATTTCCCTGTTTATTAGCGATTGTCGTCAGTACGATTTTGTCCGTCATTGAGAATGCTTTCCTGCTGGGTTTCGGTATTTTGAAATCACCAGCAGGCGACGGCACGAAAGGAGTTACAGACCCGCCCTAGAGACAGCAGGCACCCGGCCAGCGAACGGAACCTTTGCAGAGGCCCTTTCACCGACTGGAACCGATTGTCTTTCGTATGGATCACTGAGACCGAGCTTGGCGCTGCGCGACTGCGAAATCTGCTTAAGCGCCTCAGCTTCGGTGATGTTTAAAAGATATGCGATGTCGGCCGTATCTCGGCCGGCGCGGAATAGATCGTAAGCGGCGATCGAGGAGCGATAGGTCATTTGCGCGGCCTCGATATAGCCAGGTGCGCCAGTACCGCCGACACGATGAATGCCGAGAAGAATACCGATGCGTAGATGAGGAACTGCTGTTGATCAGGGTGCATGGAGGCGATCATCGCTTGCTCTCCCTAAGTCCGTGGATTTTCACGAGGGCCAAAATCGATAGGTAAAAGGCAAGCTGCTCCTTTGTCGGCCAGACTATCTTCCCCTCGAAAATGAAGTTGATCGCTGAGACGATCATCACAGCTGCGAAGAGATCGAATGCGACAGAGAGCAACGCCTTCATGCCTTCCTCCATCCGAAAGGCTGCTTGCCGTTCTCGACCAGAACCGCGTCGATACGCTCCATGAGCTCGTCGCGGCTAATGCGCTTGGCGACACCCCGGAAATCAGCTTCATGCATCGAGTAGAAACGCCGGCCGTGATAGGTCAGCTTGAAGCCGTAACCAGCCATCAGGTTTTGCAGATATCCCCAATCACTGGAGAACCCGCGATCAAACCGGCGCGGCTCGCCGTGCTTGGCAATCCAGTCTGCCTGCATCGCGTCTATCGCGCTGCGGTCGTGGATGTATCGGTTGGGGGCTTGGAGTGATGTGTCCATCATGCGCCGCCTCCAACGTCTTCGAGAATGAAATGCTCGGACGGCGACGGTTCAACGCCAGCGGCGTTCGCCAGTCGGTCTTTGACCTTCACTGCAGCGATTTCGCCGCCGTCCGTACCCTGCTGGCGCTGGGTTTCTGCAAAAGGATGTTCCGGCCACGGCATCCACGCCACAGGCTCGTTCTTGTGGCTCAGCATGCACCAGTGCGCGGGCTCGTTCTTCGGCTCGCACCAGTAGGAACGGAGCGTCGTCTTGTTCGGCATGGCCAGAATGACGTGGCTGCCATCTCGATGCGCCTGAGAGAGATCGTGGTTCCAGTTCATGCCGTCACCTCGTTGAATGCAGACGCTGGATGCGGGGCAATGCCAGATGCAGTCACCTTCGGCTTCGGCAGCATCGCTGTTAATTCTTTCGTGTAGAGGCCTGTAAGATGATGGGAATCTACGAAGCAGCCTTTGGCCCTGACCTTGCCGATCATGAACTGTGCCATACGTCCGGAAAGGAAGAACGGCGCGGTCTGGCTGTCAGCGGAAATTGCGCTGGATTGGGATACCTGAGCACCCTCAGCCACTTCATCAATCGACATGCCGATCGACTGCCTCATTGCCTTGAACGGCCGGACGACGTCCGTCTTGTATCTAACCAGATCAGGCTGCAAAAAGAGCTGGACACGAGGCACATCGGAGATAAGACCGCTGTAGTCGCCGAATTTCGCTTTGGTGATAAAAAGCCTTACGTTCTTATCATCCATAAACATTTCATTGCCGACGCTGCTCTTACGAAGCAGGAAGTGAAGTGCATTTTCCCTGAAAGTCGTGCCTTCAATCACGTGAATGAGATCACCCCGGATCTGTTTCATCCGCTTCAACACTTGGGTGCTACAGCCGATCTTGATCAGGCCATTCTCCAACTTCGCAAAATAAATGAAGTGACGATACTGGTGCCCTCTCATACGGCTGCCTCCGACACTGGCAGAAAATCATCCGTTGATAGAACTACGCCCTGCTCCTTCGCGGCAGCTAAAAGCGCCGGGACATGCTTGAATGGGATGACGCCGCCAGTTCCGCCGTCTTCCTTTTTTCGCGCCCAGTTGGAAACACGGGTGCGGTGGACGCCAGCTATACCGGCGACTTTGGTAGGACCGCCCAAGCGGTCGATGATTGTGCGTGCTGGTTCCATACCCAATCTTGTATCGATTTTCGAAACAAATTGCAAGAGGTTTGTATCGATAATGGAAACAGACATTCGTATCGAAATCCGATACACGTAAGCCCATGAAAGATTGGGTAATTTCAGCGCTGCAGTATGCTGGCATGAGCCAGTCAGATCTCTCGAGGGAACTGGCAGCAAAACACAAGTGGTCCGACAATCGGTCGATCTTGAACAAGATCGTAACGGGTGAACGTGACCTGAAGGCAGATGAGATGTTCGATATATCTCGCGCCACTGGTTATCCTGTGCCAACAGGGATGGTGACTGACGGGTATGTTCCACTGATGGGATACATCGGCGCTGGTGCGGAAATCCTGCCTGACATGGAACAGGTGCCGACAGAAGGCTTTGACCAGATACACGTGCCGTTTCCTCTACCTGACGAGATGATCGCTCTGGAGGTCAGGGGGGACTCGATGCTTCCGGTCTACAAGGATGGTCATGTCATCATCGTTTATGCCGAGCAGAAAAAGCCCTTGTCATCGTTCTACGGGGAAGACGCAGCCGTGCGCACGACGGATGGACGACGGTTCCTCAAGACGATTGTAAAGGGGTCGCCCATTACGCTCATGTCATTCAACGCCGCGCCGATCGAAAATGTCGGCCTTGAGTGGGTAGGCGAAATCTTTGCCGTGCTGCCGCGTAATCAGCTTCGCAAAGTTCAGAAGGTTGGCGGCATACAGGGCAGCTTATTATGAAGCGCCCCCAACCCCCCCGAGAACGCGCCGCCCGCGCGCTGTGCCGTTTCAACGACGTGCCGGAGAACATTGCGTTTGAGCAACGGCCGATGTGGGAGAGCTTCTTACCAGAGGTGGATGCCGTGCTAGAGGCGGCGCTGGGAGCCGAAGAGCTGGGACGGATGAAACGGGACGAGGTGACGAAGCAGTGAGCGAGCCAAAGTCAATAGATGACTGGCTCAAGCTGTGCCGTCAGCACGAGCTTACTGCAAATGCGATGGTGGATAACAAGGAAGCTGCTTCGCAAGCATTCTTCCACGCTGGTTTGGCAGTTGAGTGCGCGTTAAAGGCGTACATCTGGCAGGTTGAGCGTTTCAACAGGTGGCCAGACAAGACCGATAGGCCTGAGCTTTACGGCCACAATCTCCGGGTTTTGAAGGACAAAGCGGGCATCAAAATAAAAACGACAGACGCTAATGCGCCATGTTGGCATGTTGTGTTACAGTGGAATAGAAACCAAGGGTACGATCCCAAGCCAATGCCGCGAAGAGTGGCAAAATCAATGGTGGAAGCCGTATTTGGTGAAGATGGAGTGGTGACATGGCTACGCCAGAGCTTGAAGAACGATTTTTAGATGCCGGTAAAGAGTTCGCGTCGTCGCTCGACAACTTGGGCCTTGACGCGCACGCGCTCTTTTGGGCTTTCGACAAAGAAGAAGGCCGGCACGTTCTGGTGCTGGTAACTGACTTTTTTGACCTCAAGGGGCCGCTTGAAATCTCTAAGCAGCTTTTCAAGGCCTATAATGCATCCGTGACACCACAGGAGATAGACCCGTTTGTCGTCAGGTTGCATTCGATCAACCAGCCGATGGGTGTAGAATATTCTGAACACGCCGGGATGGATTGGACTTTCAAGATTTGGGACAAGGACATGAACCCCAAACCCGTCCCACCTGAGGCCAGAATTTCAGCCATTGATGTCGGTGGCCTAGAGATGCGCCCTGGTTGGGTAATTCGATCTCGCCCTATCCCGAAGCGAAAGACGACGGAAATAAGTCGGCGTTGGGATCGCTTCACGCGCAACGTCCAAAAGGCGGCAGCCTAATCACGAGACCCGCTCCGGCGGGTTTCTTTTTGCCCCGTTAATCCGGCTTTAACCATGATGGTTCAGCATGAGATTGCGCGGACCAGAAGACTGCGCATCGTTTGTATTGCGTAAAGGAAGCCCGCCGTGAATGGCGGGTTTCTTTTTGCCTACTGCTTGCCTGGAACAATCAGCCAGAACAATTGCACCAGGTCATCCCACAGCCGGCCTAGGTCCTCGATCATCGCGGTGATTTCCAGATAGGCGTAGATGCCAGCGACGATGAGCATGACGAGTGCGCAGGCCAGCAGCCATGGCCAGATTCTGCGTTTCCGTGGTGACCCGGATGATGTGTTTTCCTCATTGATCACCATTCTCTCCCGTTTCTACCAATTACCCTCAGAGCAAGAACCTTATAAACAAATAACCCTTTAGAAATTCAGCTTTATAGATTGGACCCGCAGATTTGCGACCCTACTGACCCGCAGATTTGCGACCCAAGAGATTATTCGAACGGCAGCCGGATGTAATAGACGTTCGACTTCCGGTGCTCCCTGACCACAATCAGGACGCCCTCACCCTCGAGCTCAGCGACAGCCCGCAAGACCTTGTCCTCGGACATGCTCAGCCGTTTGGCTATTTCCTTGATCCCGTACCAGCATGACTGGTCGTCGCCGTTCATGCGCTTCGCCAGCCAATAGCCGACGCGGAAGGCGCGATCCGATAGCGCGTCCATCTCACAGATGAAATCGAGCCACTTTCGCCGCTTGTCATAGAAGGCTGCGGCCGACTGGCCGTCGTCGTTTTTCAGGTTCATGGCGACAGCAATAAACCCGCGTATCGATAAGCGCAATATTTTTGTATCGATTTTCGCTACACACCTATTTACAAATGTTTCGATTATCGATACAAATAACCATCAGCAGCGACGAAGCATCCCCCGCCGATCTCGCTGCCACCACAAGAACCGGAGATGAGACGATGGCCAAGTACGAACCCACAAGCTTTGAAGTTGTGAAGAGCTACAAGAGCATCCGCAACTCGGCGCTGGCTCGCAAGGTATTCGGTTTGAATGCTTGGTGGTCCTACGACCGCTGCCAAGCCCACACTTGGGCACTGCGTCTCATCCACGAGAACCCTCAGACTGGCCGTGACGTCGCCGCAGCTCTCATCAACTTCGATTACATGATCCCGGGTGCGCAGGCCAAGTACGACAACAACGCCCGCTTCCGTAAGCAGTGCGATGAAATCTCTGCTGCGTTCGACGCATGGAAGGCAGAGGCCGAGATCGAGGCTGCCGCTTAGGCACTCCCTCGATGCCGGTAGGGGCGGCCCTACCCGTGAACGCCGATGCGCAGTGCGTGACAGACCGGAGAGACGGTCACCCACCACTGAGGATGAGCAAATGGCAATGGTAACGCGCTTCAACGTCGAAATGCATACCCGCAGCGGTAAGGCCATCTACCTTTGCCAGTTCGGTGACGGGATGGAATGGACGTCTAACCCGGATGACGCCTTCGAATACGACGACGTTGAGGAAGCCGATGCAGACGCGCTTCGGTACGGCGGCGAGGTGTTTGAGTTCCAGCGCCAAGCACGCCGGGGCGAGATTGTTCTGCCTTCGAGGCTCGACATCAACCCCATCGTACGCGGTGCCAATATTGCACAGCGCGATCTGGTGGCGGCTGAGTGACCGACATGCGCGAACGCAAAACGATCATCGATGACTGCAACGTCGAGGAAATCAACGTCGACGGCGAAATGCTCGTCTGCATCGATGGGAAACTTACAGACGAGACCTACGAAGCCGCCTGCAAGCGTCTCAACCTCGAAGGCGGTCAACGAGACCTTGATGATTACGACATGCCGGGCGGCTTCAACTGAGACGAATAGCCCCGCAATCAAAGGCTTCAAAAAAGGGATGGGAAGAATGAGCGAGCGCCTGTCACAAGGTCAGCTTGATGTGCTGGAAATGTTCAACAGCAAGCCGATGATAAACAAATCAGTCCCGCATTATTGGGACCCCAAACCGCTTATGAACGACCAAATAGACCGGCTTGCGGCTCGTGGCTTCATTAAGTGCGAAGACCTTTCACAGCCTGAGCTCGCTCAATTCTTCAAACTCACTGAGAAGGGTGCTGCGCGTATCGGCATGGAGCTTTGCAAGTCCTGCGAAAGCGCGACACACCCACAGGAAGCAGCTTGTTTGCACTGCGGCTCGACTAAGACTTGGGCCACCACCCCATCCACCAACTGAACCCACCAGCGGGCTGTGTAACGAGTACCCCGCGCATTAAAGGGCAGGAACAATGGCAGATACAGTGAAGCATACGCCGGGGCCTTGGACCATCGAAGGAAAAGGGCTGAAGCTTTTGGTCGGTCCTAACCGTTCTTCTGACGGCAAGGTTTTTCCGATAGTCGCGTCTGTTGGTATTCATCCAGACCATACGGCAGAAACAAAGCGAAAAATTGAAGCCGATGTTCAGTTGATTTCCGCCGCTCCAGAAATGCTGGGCGCTCTGAAAGATATCGAAACCGCAGCTTTAGGAGGATATCTGACGCCAAATTTATGCGCAGCTATCGTTATAGCCGCCATCGCCAAAGCAGAGGGCCGTTCCTGATGCCCCCTTTATCCACCACCAACACACAAGAAGCGGATGACCCGACCGAGATTTACATCGAACTCCGCAATCTATTTCGGAGGTCGGAAGCGTCGTCAAAGTCTTTCAACCGCCAGTTCTGCGCCGTCATCGCCGTGATGCTCACCATTTGCATCGTGTCCGCTTCCTGGGCCTTCGTCGGCATCCCGAAATACCAGCGCATGGCGCTTATCCAGCAGGAGCAGGTTGCTTGGCAAAGATAATCGATATCCCAGACACATCCGTTTCGATCGGCGCGGAGTCGATCAACATCATCGAAAAAACCAGACTAGCTATGGAGGCCAGAAAAGTGGGCACCGCTGTTGAAATCCAGAAGCATTCCGAAATCGAACCGGCTGGCGAAACGCGCGCAGCCTTGTCGCCAATGGAAATGGTTGGTCGTGCGCTCGAGCTGGGCGTGTCGGCAGACATCCTCAAGCAGATGATGGACCTGCGCGACCGTGAAGATGCCAAGATGGCCCGGAAGGCTTTCGACACGGCAATCTCTCGCGCCAAGTCTAAGATGTCACCCGTCGTCAAGAACGCCACCGGCCACAACAACAAGCGCTATGCCGACTTCTCGGCAATCGCCCGCATGGTTGACCCGATCCTCTCGGAGTTCGGCCTGTCCTATCGGTTCAAGACCACGCAGATCGACAAGATTACCGTGACGTGCGTTCTTTCCCACGAGGATGGCCACTCAGAGGAAACAACGCTTTCCGCCCCTTCCGATACGACAGGCAACAAGAACGCTATCCAGGCTATCGGCAGCACGATTACGTACCTGTCGCGTTATTCACTGATGGCTTCTCTCGGCTTGTCTGCTTCGGAAGATGACGACGGTCGCTCCGCCGGCAGAAGCGATGATCAGCTTCGCACCATCACTCCTGAGCAGGTGAAGACAATCCAGAAACTGCTTGAGGAAACGGATTCCGACACAGCAAAATTCTGCGAGGTCGGCAAAATCAACTCGATCCCCGAAATGCTGGCCAGCCAATTCGATAGCGCCGTTCAGCTCCTGAACCAGAAGAAGTCAAAGCTCGGTCAAAGGATGGCATCATGATGCAGGTCTTTGACTTTGAGCAGGGCGAGGAGGAATGGTTCCTCGCCCGCATGGGGATACCCACAGCAAGCAAATTCGCCACGGTCATGGCCAAGGGCGAAGGAAAGACGCGCAGCGAGTACATGCGCAAGCTTGCCGGCGAAATCCTCACAGGTGAACCACAGGAAGCGTTTTCCAACGGCCACACCGAGCGCGGCAACGAGATGGAGGATGTGGCCCGGCAGACATATGCGTTTGTCGAAAGTGCTGAAATCAGGCGAGTGGGCTTCATCCGAAACGGCAAAAAGGGCGCAAGCCCGGATAGCCTCGTGGGTGACAATGGCGGCCTCGAGATCAAGACCGCCCTGCCCCACATCCAGATCGACCGGCTTGAGCGCGACCGATTGCCGCCAGAACATAAGGCTCAGGTCCAAGGCAATCTCTGGCTGTCTGAGCGCGAATGGTGGGATTTCGTTTCCTACTGGCCGAAGCTGCCGATCCTGA